CGTGATTTTAAAAAAATATCCGGAGAAAACATTGCCTTTGATTATGAAGACGAACTGAATATACTAAGAGCCTGGATCCAATCACCTAGTCACAATGACAATTTACTTGCAGACAGGTACTCGCTGTTCGGACTTGGAAGGTGTGGAGATACTACAGTGTTATTACTTAATTAGGATTATATGACAAGTGAAGAAAAAGACCGAGAACTGGAAAAGATCCAGGAAGACTCAGAGTCTCGCGGATTTTTGACTCCAGAAGAACTCGATAAAATGAGAGAACTGTATACTGGTAGGCGCAAGCGATAAAATGTATTGACTTATTCTGCGTATTTTGCTATACTTAATATAGAAGTTAAGGTTATTTATCGTTTTCATAAAAGCACGGTAGGGGTTATCCCCTTCCGGCATTGTTTTATATATGGACGGAGAAACAAAAATCCAGATCAAGTTCAAGCCACATCCGAAACAGAAGGAAGTACTTGAATGTTCAAAAAGATACATAGTGTGCGTGGTAGGAAGACGTGGCGGAAAAACCACTATCGCCATGCGCTTACTTCTCGATAGGTGGAGAAAACACAAGGAACTTGTTGGCAAGCCAGCAAAATATTGGTACGTGGCACCTACATTAGACCAGGCTCGCAATATCGTGTGGAACGAGGACATGTTGTTTAAGTTTTTTCCCAAGGAGGTAATAAAGAGCAGGAGAGAGTCTGACTTTCTAGTTGAGCTAGAAGACGGATCTACAATACAGCTTAAGAGTTGCGATGATTATTCGCGAGTATCTCGTCTTAAGGGATCCGGACTGGATGGTGTCATTATAGACGAATATGACTCTATGCCAAGCGCAGTGTGGCAGGAGGCGTTAAGGCCTGCATTGGCCGACAAGGAGGGGTGGGCTGTGTTTATCGGAACTCCGGACGCTGGTTTTGGAAATTTATATCATCTGTATATGCTTGAAAATACAGACGATGATTGGCAGTCCTTTAACTGGACGATTTTTGACAATCCTAAGATCAAGCCAGCAGAAAAAGAAGGCATCAGGAGGGCTCATGATGCCGGTGCTATAAGTGAGGCTGACTGGAAGATACAGTATCTAGGAAAGTTCTCCAAGCACTCTGGCGCGATATACCCACAGTTTGATATTAAGAAGCATGTGTATATGTCTGACCGTCAAGTCCCTCGGGACAGTGAGATATACTTGGGACTCGATTATGGCGTCAACGATCCGTATGTATGTTTGTGGGTTGCGGTAGACAACACGAATACTTTCTGGATATATAGAGAACATTATGTTCGAGACATGGAGCCAAGCTGGCACGAGGAGGAGATACGAAGGAAGAACGGCAGAGACCCCGTAAAAGGTGCTTTCATGGATCCGTCTGCTAAGGGTATAATGATGGACTTAAGGAAGTCTGGGTTTCCGTTTAATGGATTAAGGGACCCGTTTAAATTATCAGAGCCTAAATCTAGTAGAATACTTAATGGTATCAGAAGAATACAGGCTAAGTTAGCAGATGATCCAATACTGAGAAGACCAACTTTATATGTACACAAATCATGTGCTAATACCATCAATGAATTCCAGATGTATGCTTGGAAAAGCAAGGATGGTGCAGATCAGGACATCGCTGGGCAAGAAGATAATCATGCTATGGATGCTTTAAGGTACGTTATATACGGCGCTACTCCCGCCAGAAAACAATCGGGTAGCATTGGAATGGTGGTCCGCAAAAATCCACTGGATAACTTATAATAATATGACACAGGACGCAAAAGTCTCAAAAATAGTTAAAACATATAAGGAGCTAGAAAAGCTTAACAAGGACCAGCATTCTAAGATGAAGAAACTCTACAAGGCGTGGGGAAAATTCATCCATAAAACTGATTATCCTTGGCAGTCAAAGAGCTTCTATCCTAAGTGCTTCGAGGTGGCGTCAGTTGTCATGTCAAGAATTTTTAATAGAGACTTTTCCATAAAGCTTACTGATCCTACATCCGAAAGCTACGATAAGGCTTACAGGGCTGAAACAGCGATAAATTACCAGAGAAAGATGGCTGATTTTCGCAAAGACGATGAGGATTTGATACAGTATGCTGTCATACTGGGAACGGGCATCAGTAAGATGAAGTGGTACATGACCACTTATGAGACGGAAGAAGGTGTAAAAAACCCTGGAGAGATTCTTGTAAAGACGAAGGAAGAATATCCAAAATATGAAGCAGTAGATCCTACGGAGATATTTGTAGATCCTACGATGAAGTCCATAGAGGACATGCCTTGTATTATTCATAGACATATCTATTCGAGGAACGAACTAGAGCATTGTGGCTTATATGACAAAGCCGTTCTATCAAAGGTTGGAAAGATGCCAGAGGATGAAACAAGGGGGTTAAACTCGAAAGAGAAAAATAAAATATCCAGATCGGACGAACTTAAGTCTGAGTACGTTGAGGTCATAGAATACTGGGGAAATGTAGACGGCGAAGAAAGGGTTATCAGTATTGCTAACAGAGATAAAATCATACGAGATGAGGAAAACCCGTTCGGGTTTAGGCCTTTTGCGGTATTCAGATGCTCAGTAGACCCTGCTTCATTTTGGGGCATAGGGATTGTAGAACCTACAATTGGTATCCAGGAGGAATATAACTTCCTTGCGAATGGCGTGATGGACTCTATCACTATGCAGAACTTAGGAATGTACTGGCTTGATCCTGACTCTAACATAGATAATAAGGACAAAGATCCATACCCAGGGAAAGTGTGGAACGTAAGACGCGACGAGATGGGTGCAGTTGCCATGGAGGGACCCAGCCTAATCGGTGCAGTCAATATGCTCACCAAGATTAATGACGACTTACAGTCATCCGTAGGAGTCCATGATGTTTCAAGGGGAGTACACGAAACGTCGAGGGACACAGCGACTGGGATTTCTCTTTTGCAGGAGGCTGCGAATGAGCGATTTCAGACCGCGATAGAAAATTACAAGATATTTTATAAGGATATAGCAAGTCAGATGATGAGGCTTGACAAGTTGTTTCTTACGAGTGATTTTTATGTTCCGGTGCAAAACGGAGAAAAGGCTGACAAGACACGATATGATAAATTCAGAAGAAGGTTTATCGCATATTTTGAAATAGATAAAGATGATTTTGACGATTACTTCGTAGACGTTGAGGTCGTTGGAGATTCTGGTTCTACCATAGAGGCACAGCGCGCGAAAGTTGACGCCTTGCTGGAGATGGCAAGATCCAACCCCGATATATTCAATTTGAAGGAGGCATATAAAAGAGCCCTAGAATTAATGAAGGTAAAAGACATACAAAGCTTATTCTTGCAGGAAGCATCTAGTGGTCCGGACGAATCCATGGACAGAGTGCAGGGACTGTTGGACCAGGGGGAAAGTAGCCAAATGTCACCTGATATGGAACAGCAATTAATTGACCAATATGCCCAAGCAGAGCAACAGCTATCTCCTCAGGGATTACAGCAATGATCAGTCATGGAAAGAGATCAAAGAGATTATGGAGAAACAAATAGAAAAATACAAAGAGTCGTTGGTTACAACGGCACCTGATATGATCCCTAGGCGCCAGGGAGCTATTACTGCGCTTAGAGATTTTATCAGGATTATAGAACCTGATAAACATTAACAAATACAAATGGAAGACAACTCTACTTACGAGACCCAGGAAATGGATAATCCCGATGAGCCTTCTGTAGAAGAACAAGGTCAAGAGACCGAAGAAACCCCCGAATGGGAGGGACACTTTAGTTCACCAGATGCGATGTGGAAAAGCTACTCAGATATGAGAAGCATGAGAGATCGCACTGAGACAGAAAATCAAGAACTAAAGTCTACCATGAAAGAGCTTGTTGAGGCGCTAGGCGGAAACAAGCAGTCATCCTCATACGAAACCAAGTATGACTCAAACACTTCTAGCGGGCTAAGAATAGTTGATGAAGCCTTCGGGCTTTCTGACAAACTATCTAAAGTCGAAAAAGCTTCCGGAGAAATGGAGGCGTTAAAGGACCAGATCAATTTCTTGAACTTTAAAGCATCACATCCGGACTTAGATAGCAGGGTCCTAGGCTCAATTCGTAAAAACTTCTCAGGAGGAGATTACGAATCTGCTTACAAGGAAATTATAGAACCATTGCTTGATAAGACTGCCGGAGAAGCATCTCGTATCGTAGCCCGTAAAACAAAAGCAAAAGGCAATCCTGCAAAAAGCGGATCATTAGGATCTGTTGACGAGATTGCTAAGAGTATTAGAAGTATGAGTCCTGCTGAAGTTGTAAAGCGTGTGAAAGATGGCGAATATGACGACTACCTTAAGGGTGAGCGTCAATATCAAGAATAGTAACACAATACAATGGGACTAGGATCTAATCATTATGACCAATCTGCGGCGGATAACAATTCGCTCGTACGTGATATTTGGGTCAAATGGTATCTCTACGCAAGAGAAAATAACTTAATTCTGGGAAGCAAAGTACGTAGACTTGAAAAGGAATATCTCCGTGATGGCCGCACATACACAATCCCAGGAATCGGAAATGTCGTAGCATCTCCAAAAGTAGCAGGTTCACCTGTTAGCTTTATCCGACCTTCAGAGACATCATATACTGTCACTGTAGATCAGCACTACGAAGTTTCATTTATGTTCGAGGACTTAGCTATGATTCAATCATACTATGATCTTAAGGGCATCTATGAAGAGAAGCAGGGCTATGCGCTCGCAAAAGAAATCGACGATGATCTTGCTCTTTTGTACGCTTCTTTCAGCACAACTGATGTAGGCACTGCTGCTACATCAATCACTAAACCAGTGATGCTTGCAGCACAGCGCACATTAAATTCATTAAACGTTCCAAAAGGAGAACGACAATTTGCATTCCATGAAGACAACTACGATGATCTTGCATCTCTTAGTTCGATTATGTACGCATCTAATGTTGGTAATGTTAATCAGCCTGGTCGCCAGGTGAAAGGTATGGAGAACCCATCAGAGGGACTCTTCTTCACTTTCTACGGTGATCCTGTTTACTTGTCAACAAACATCGCACAGACAACTGCCACTTCCGCGAACCACAATATGCTGTTCCATAAGGAAGCTATGGTTCTGGCTGTACAGATGGACCCAACAAAGGTTGAAGGCTATCACAAGGATTACCTTGGTGAACAGTCAACAATGCACGAACTCTGGGGAACTAACATTCTCAGAGCCGATCATGGTGTAGAAATTCTCACCTAATATAAAATCTTTTGATTTTTGACGGGGGGCGTATTACTCGCCTCCCGAGGTAAGACCAAAAGCATACACAAAAGAAATATATGGAAAAATTCAAAGCCAAAAATTCTGAACGCAGGGTTCAAGAGATGTACCACGCAGAAGACGCTGTAAGCTCGCTAGACGAATGGAAGTCACAGGAGGGGTATTATTACTCGAAAAAGGACTTGCTACGTCTCAGGGGCGATTTGAGGCGTTATTGTGGAAGGATGTATGGAACTATAGAGATATTCTTTGACAAGAGATTTGATGTGGCGACAGTTGATCTTGTAAGAGGCGACCTAGATAATGGTCGCATGACGTTGCTTTTCCTAAGGGAGCCGAGTACTCGACGTCCTATGTATTGCAAAAATATACATAGGAACATGGCTATTAAGGCTTTTGACGAATGGGTGTCGTTGGCAGACTCGCTGGAAGAAAGCGGAGAGAGCGATGCAATAGAAGAGGCTTTTGGTGTAAAACATAAACCAGAAACAAATATAATTAATACTACAGTATGATTTACAATGAAGTTGTAGACATCAAAAATGAGCACGGTCGCATTAAGACTGTTCCGTATTCTGAATACCTTCAGAGAACGCGAAGAACTCGCGCAAAAAAAGCAGAGTGGGAAATCGTAAAGGGTCCATACTCTGATTTCGAGGTAGATATGTCTGAGCACGAAGAGATGTTTGACGATGAACTCGCACAACAGATCGAGAAGTTCAATATCATGCCACCCTACGGGGCAAACCGATCCAGGTTACTTGAGCTTATCAAGTCACAACTCGTCCAGAGAAAAGGGATGGAGATTATGTATGACGTCTTAATGAAGAAATCAGAAGACAAGCAGAAGAGGATTGATTCCATGGAGCTCAGGGTCGTTGACGAGACGGGTAGCAAAAAGGAAGAGTCTAAAAAGAAAAAGCGCCTCGACGGTCTCAAGGAATGGAATGCCCTTAAGATTAAGGCAGCAAACCTTTCCAGGGATCTTGGCGTTGAACCACCTGAATCTCAGAACAAAGATGTGCTCAGAAAATTCATAGAAGATAATTCATAAAATATGTCGTGGAGTGACACAAGAAAAAACTCAGAAGTACAGCTTCTGAAGCTAATTGTTGCGAATGGCAATAGTTCTATTTTGGCTAGCCTTGATGGGTATAGTAAGGGTGAACTTTTGACGTGTTTGGTAGAAAAAACGCTACGCGACGGCACACCAATCACTCCTAAAATTTAACTCAACAATATGTCCTGGACAATAACAAATAGATACGGTGACGGAGAAAAGCTTACAATGATCGTTGAGGGTACAATGCCAGACGGAACACCGATACTAGGTGGGTCTGGTAATTTGAATTTTACCTCAGCCACTGACCCTGTCGCCGACGCAGCTACATCAACTGCAAATATAGACGGTTATGCCGGTGTCGTGATTACCACGACAACTACCGGTAACGACCAAGCCTTACAAGATCCAACAGTGACTACAGTTACTAAGTTATTCAGGGTAACAAACGCGAAGGCGTCGAGTGATCCTATCAATGTTATTGCAGACACTGAAACCATAGCGCTTTCTCCAGGCGAGAGTGCTGGATTTATCTGGGACGGTGCAAAGTGGACATATTTTGAGGACGCAGAAAGCGCTGACGAGGTGTTTTACGACAACTCAGGGTCAACCACTCCTCTAGTAGCAACGAACGTCAATTCCGCAATAGATGAACTCGATTCTAATATAAGCACGCACGAAAGCACATATAACCACGGCAATTACGACACTGCTTATGGCTGGGGAGACCACTCCGCGGCTGGATATATTAACGACAGCGACTTCACCGCAGGAGAAGGCTTCATGCGCAAAACTGGCACAGGAACATACGAGGCAATCAAGAGTAATCTCAGTGCATCATCTGCACCTACAGTAGACGATGACGTTGATCTGGGATATGCAGTAGGATCTCGATGGTGTGATACTACGGCAGGCAAGGAATATGTATGTTTAGATGCTACAGATGGTGCCGCGGTCTGGACGGAAACTACAGGTGCAGGATCTGTGCCAGGAGATCCAACTGTTGTGACAAGCGAAGCAGAATTAGCGGCGGCGGCTACTGCTGGCGACAATAATATCTGGATTGATGGACAGATTACTCTTACTGGTGACATTACATTTCCAACTGATCCAGTGACTAAAGGCTGTACTTCTCTTAAAATATGC